ATGCCAATGCTAACGGGGTCGAACATCACAGGCTCCAGAACGGCGGACACGGGAAGAGCGGATGAACCGCCAGTGCTATGTCGGCACTATACCTGCAAATCTTGACAAATGCCATGCGCCCGTCGATCCAAAGGTGGGTGTAGGCCACCCAGATCAACGGCACGCTCACTTTCTCAAAGCGGCTTCAATACCGTCCAGCTTTTCGAACACGCGCTTGAAACTCTCACGCAGTTCTTTGAACTCCCGGTCGTGGGCTTCTTTGTTCGCTTCGTGGACGGCAGAAAGAACGGCCAGCTTTGTGGCGTGGTCTTGCTGTGTGCGGTACATCCACAACACAAAAGCCGCGACCGGCGCGACGACCCACTGCATGATTGCTTCCAGCACTTCCATCTCAGTCTCCACGCACGTTTATTTCAAATTGAACTGCTGCAAGATAGCATAAGGATCGTATGCCGCCAGTGCATCCGACTGCGTGCTGCGCAGTTGTGGAAGCCGGAACATAGGCATCTGGGCCGTCGAGGCGATGCCGTAATCCTCGCCGGCAGGCTGGCCCATCGCCAGCGGCAGGTTGGCCGACCGACCATTGAAGGCCCGATCAGCGGCGCCCGTGCCGAGGATCTTGCTGACGTAATTCTGCGTTTCTTCAAACGGTGGGACGCCACCGTATTTGCGCACATTGCCGGGGCCGGCATTGTAACCTGCCAAGGCCAGACGCGGGTCTCCAAACTCGTCAAACATCATTTTCAGATACCGCGCACCGCCGCGCAAGTTTTGCTCAGGGTCCATAGGATCAACACCGAGATCCGCCGCCGTGCCTGGCATCAACTGCGCCAGACCTAACGCGCCGGCAGATGACACCGCGTCTTGGTTAAAGCTGCTTTCCTGCTGGATCAGACGCAAGAACAGATCGGGGTCAACACCCTCCTCGATGGCTATCTGCCTGGCCATCTCGATGTAGTTCATGGTCACTTCCCCTTATTGCGGGCCGAGATCGCCTTGGCCTTTTTCTTGGCGTCGGCTTTACTGGATGCGCCCCATGCCTTCAAAGACAGCAGCAGGCGCGTGGGTTCGCCGTCCTTATACTCAGGCCCCGGCATGTTGCCCATACGCGCCAGAAACGAAGCCCGGCGCGGGTTGTCGCCGGACTTCACTGGGGCTTTGAGGTTCATGCCCTCAGCCTTCGCAGACGCGCGCCCCTTGGCGTTCAAGCCGCCCTTGGGGTTCTTGCCTTCTTTGCGCGTCCAGGCTGGCGTCTTGGCCATCACTTGCCCTTTTTCTTCGGCTTGGCCGTCACGGCAGAGGCTCTGAAAGCCGCCGCCGTGGGTGCGCCTTTGGTGCCAGGCTTGCGCATCTTCTCGCCAGATCCGGCTTTGATGCGCGCGCGTTTAGCAGCGATGTTGCTGTACAAACCCTTGGCCATATCAGTAACGCGGCGGCCAGTTGTCGTAACCGTTCAGCGTGATCGTAACAGATCCAGCCGAATAGTTCCCGGTTTTGATCCCTGCGCGGTAAAAGTTTTTCATCGGATCGTAGCCGACTTCTTCGGCAGATACGCTTACCCATGTGTCAACGTCGCGCCAGACGGTGCCGTCGGTGGAGCGTTGCGCCGTCACGGTGCCGCTGAACGCCGGCGAGGTGCTGGCCGCGATGGAGATGTTGAAGTCTCCGATGATGAGAACCGCATCCGTGAAGGTGTTTTCAGCAGATAGCGTCTTGGTCGTTGCTGGCATGTCTGCCTCCTTTATTGGATGACCGGCTTGAAGATCAGGTTGAAGGCGCTGCGAAACACCGGGTATGGGATGGAAAGAAAGTTCCAGCCGTCGTTGTTCCCATCATCGATGTTTCTGCGGTTTGTAAAGGCGTTCCAAGTCGCGCCGCCGGTCGCCTTGATGTCTTGGATGGTGAGGTAGGAAGCATTCACAACGCCACCTACTTCCAACAAGGTTGCCTGCGATCCAGCGACGGTTGAACTCAGGAATTTCTGTTCTGTGCCAGCTGTTGCAAAAGCACCGACTGTGCTAGTGACGCCGTTCTTAAACCTGACTGTTCCTGCAATTATGGTGAAGGCGCGAGTTGAGCCTTGCGTGAACGCATCTGCAAAGTTGAAGGTGCCACCAGTTGCTAGAGCAGGAAGGCGAATTGGACGATCAATGGCAACACCGTTTGTCGTGATCGTTCTGCTCGCCGATCCTGTGAGATCGATAGTGGCGGTGCCAGCGGAAAGCGACATGGTTGAGGATAGCGTTACGTTGCCAGTAAAATGCAAAGCAAGCGTGTTCGCAAGCTGACCAGAAAAGCCTGAGCAGTTCAGGTTGTTTATGTGAGTATTTCCCGCAAGGGTAAATGTTCCAGAACCTGCTGTGATGTTGACGTTGATGTTGCGGGCAAAATCTGTCGTAAAGCCAATTCCAACTATGCGGGAGTTTGCCCCGGAATAAGTAAAATTCACAGTCGGGATGGCAAGGAAAATAGCAGTCGTGCCGCCTGTCCAAAGCTGGCTGGCTCCTTCGCCAACGATGTTGATCTGAAATGTAGATGGCTGGAACGAGCCAGTGTAGCCCGTCCACAGGCACCGCAGAAGAGTGACTGTTTCTCCAAGGGTTACAATTCCGGTTCCAGAGTTTGCGTCAAAGACAGCAACGTCTGCAGCATTCGGAGCGGACGCACCAGAAGCGCCGCCGGATGTGGCCGACCAGTTAGCAGTGCTGGATGCGTCCCATGTGCCGGAGCCGCCTACCCAAAATCGGTTTGCCATGTCAACCCCCTTTTCTGGACTGTTTAAGCTCGAAGCGCATTAGGTTAAGTTTCCGACAAGGGTCGATCCGGCAACACCAGCCCCTATGGGGGCAGGAGTGGCTGACCCACTAAAGTCATTATACAAAATTAAAGAGGTAGCAGCACCTGATAATATGTTTGCAGCAATTTCAGCAACAAACGTGTTTGTTATCATGCTCACTGGACCAGAAGCCCTGATCCCTTCGCAGGCTGCGCCTTTGCCAGTCCACGCGTAAACGATGTTGTTTGCAATATTCGACCGCTCACTGCCTTCAATGAAAAGGGCAGCTCTTGTTGCGGAGCCAGAAACCACATCAGGGGAAATCCCGTCGATGATATTTCCAGAAATCACAGAACCACCCTCGGAGCGAATACCATAGAACGCATCGCCGGTGGCTGCGTCACGGCCAACATCTGTCAGGTGATTTCCTTGAACGATGCTTTTCCTATTTGTAAGGATGCCGTTACGCATTCCTCGGCCATAGTTGCCAATGATGCGGACATGAGCTGGGTCTTGGGTTCCAGTATCGTTTGAGTCCGTAACTTGGATGAGCCACTGAGCCGCAGATTGGCCGCCAACAAGATCGTCTGCGTTGTTGCCAAAAATAGAAATAGTTTCGGCTTCAGCGACCTTACACAGTTGACGTGCTTGCCGGATATTGTTGCCATCGATCACAACATTCCGACAGCCAACCTCAACCAAGACAAAAGTGCCTGCGCTTTGGCCGATCAAAATACCCAAGCAGTTTGCAACGGTAAGAGAACTGGTTGTCCAAACAACCTTGCCATCTCCAGTGTAAGTGCCAAAGCCTGTGCTATCAATTCCATCCAGTTGGAATGTGTCACCGGATACCGTGCCAACCTTAAAGAAGTTTATGGCGTTCAGTTCCGTCATGCCTGAGCAATAGTTGATGTAAACCCAGTCACCTTCTTGATAGTCATTGCCAGGGGCTGTTACGACGGCGGGGTTTGCTTTGGTGACGGCTGTGATTGAAAGCTGGTCAGTAAAGTTGACGCCACCACGAACACCGTGAGACACCAAGTTGTTAAACGTGACGCCGTCTACAAGGGTATCTACTGCACGAGATTGAATTGCGTTAGAAGGCCCGACCCGTTCAATGCTGCCATTGAGCATCTCAAACCGCTGCACATCACGCTCTGCCCACACTGTGCGATCTGAGTTCAGGTCAGTAATCGCTACGTTTTCAAGGCGAACAAGATTTGCGTTGCTGAAATATAAGGTCTCTACAGAACCAGCCAGCGCAGTGCTAGACTGACCTGCACCCTTGATCGTGACGCCAGATATTTTTACATCACCACCGTCACCATCAATGACAATGTTATTGCCACCAGCAGGTATTTCAATCCGCCCATACCCAGACCAGTTCAGTGATCCAGTGATGGAAAGCGCAGCGCCAGCATGGT